TGGTAAAAATCCGTTAAACGGCATATCCTTTGGAAGTGTTGAAACAAGTTTTTCGTTAACAACTTTGTAACCTAACTTTTCAGCTTTTTTACCTGCTATTTTACGTGCTGTTTCTACGTCAATCGCTTTACCTTCAAAAGTTGCATAAACCGCTTTATTCCATCTATGGTTACAATCTCCACCGCCTTTATACAACCAAACAGAATAAGTATCTGCGCCTTTCGGGCCCCAACCTTTGTTAACGGGCATCGTTCCCATTTTAATAATATCTTCTTTGCGGTATACCTTAGCTGAACTCATCATTGCTTTACAAAAATCCCTGCTATTTTCTGACATTTTACCTGCATAAACGTAACGGGTTAAAAATTTAATTCCGTCAATAGTTTTGTCTTGCTTGCTTGTGATGTTTGGTCTTGCGTCTCCAGTACTTACAAAGTTGTAAACCTTACTGAAAAGTGACGGTTCTAAGTCCTTAGATAGCATTTCGTTTTCGTTGTCGTCATTTTCATAATCAACCTCTTTAATATCAATCAAAACCCAATCTTTACCAACTTCTTCGCCGAACGCACTAATGTCAATTTGTGAACTCAATTCCGTTCCCGTTTCTTCTTGCTTATCTTCGCTCGATTGTACGTTTTCTAAATCCGTAAACTCTAAAGGTTGCAACGTCTTAAAAAACAATTTAGCCGTATTTCCGTTAAAAGATGTTATTTGTTCTAAGCCGTCTATTAAAAGTTGCTGTAACGGTCTAATAACCATATTGTCGAATAATACAAATGCGTTTTTTAATTCGTCTGCATTGCTTCCGAAACCGTTTGCACTTCCTAATCCTAAAAGCAAACCGCTTGTAATCGAATGAGAAACCATAATTTTGCGCTCGCATTCAGTTGAAAGATATTGATAGTGTTCGGGTGCATCGTTCAAAGGAATATCATCAACTGTTGTGGCTGTTTCTTTGTTGTTGTTAAATCCAACTATTACTCTTTGACCTTTACTTCCAGTTAGCTTGTTTTTAATTTGTGATTGTAGTAAATTTTGTGTTTCAATGTCAGGTTGTCCGTTGTTGAAATTTACTACTTTCGTACCACTAAAACCATTTTGAACCTCGTTAATAAGGTAATCGCTTACTTCTTCTTCAAGTAGTGCGTATGCCGTTCCTGCAACGTAATCGGGCAAAGCAAAATACTTCATTCCAATTGCATAAGGTTTAATGACTAATATTTCAACTTTGTCTTTTGAGCTTCCAAATGTAGCAAATGGTTTAGGTGGAAATTTCTTAATGTCTTCCCAATTATTGGAATAGTACCATTTGTTAATTTTCCCTTCATCGTCGCATTTTTCAGGTGCTAAAAGGTTCATATCAATATGAAACGCCTTTAATATTTTATCGTGTTTCTCGTTGTAGTGTACTTGGATGGCGCATTGACCTAATGTTTTTAAATCAAAGCAAAGTTTTCTTAAGCAATCCTTGTTAAACAAAGCCATCACTTGAGCATATTCAGCAGGTTTACGGCTCGCATCAATTACTCCTAATCCTTTTCCATACATTAACCTTGTAACGTTGTTTATAATAGATTGATTCGTTGCGCTCTTTCGATAGCGGTCAATAAGAAACTGAAAGTAACTATTGTTTTCTCCAAAAGTTACATAACCTTTTTGTTTAGATTCTACTATTTGCGGTGCTTCGTATTGCGCCAAATTTATTACGTCTATATTCATAACATCACAAAATCATTATTACTTGAATGTTCGTCAGTTTGCAACCCTGCTTTATAACACCAAACTTGCTCACTACCTAAAAAGTTAGTAAGGTTGTATAATTGCACTATGTAGAAACGTCCTGCTTTTAAAGAATACACCGCTTGTACTCCGATATAATAACCGTAGTCAATGATAGTAGGTGCGTTAATAGTTGCGCTTGTTCCTGCTTCTTGGTCTATTACCACAATATGCGTAATCGTTGTGCTACGTGGCGCACATTTCAATATTTGGCTTGATGTACTAACTTGTAAAACATTCATATTTATAAAACTATTAAAGTAGAAAACTGTTGCATAAAAAAACCCGACTATTGCTAATCGGGTTTCAAAATTTAGTTAGTGGATTTAATAATTATTTACTGAATTAATGTAAAACTTTTCAATCGGTAAAAAACCCCAATCTGGTTTATTTTTAATTGTCCATTGTTTATTACATTTTGAAGCGTGTTCTGCATAATCATCGTTCATTTCTTGAAATGAATTATAATATTTTATGTTCAAAATTTGAGAATCAGTTAAAACTAATTTAATTTTTTCATAAGGTTTAAACTCATCAAAAACATTTAACTTATGTGCAAATACTTCTTTTTTAAATATATCTTTAGGGTTTATTCTGTAAAAACCTATTAATAAATCGGGGTTGTTTAAATCATTTTCTTCTCTCTCCCAATAATCTTCAAATCTTGTATCCCAAAAATAAACATACGCAATGTTATCTTTAATTGGAATCCAATCTTCACTATCGCTTTTATTTCTATTGCATGGTTTACAAGCTGTTATTAAATTAGATAAATCATTTGTGCCTCCTTTTGAAACTGGTTTAATATGGTCGCACTCTAATTCTACTAAATTTCCACTAATGCCACAATATTGACAAATGTATTTATCTCTTTTAAATACAAATAATTTTTTAGAACTACTAACTAATATTCTTTTTTCTTTCATAATAAAAAAAACCCCTTTAAACTTCGGAGTGGACGTTCCTTAGAATAAAAGGGTTATATAAAATTTCTTTTAGTTGCGTCCACTCAACTGTGCAAATATACAAATAATTTAAATAAAAAAAGGGTTACATTTCTGCAACCCCTTTCTATGGAGACAATCAAACAAAAGCTAAGATGTTGTGAAAGAAGCTAAAGCCGTTAAGTCAGTTAATAAACCTGCTTCCGTTGAAGCGTTTATGAAATTTGCAGGTAATGCTTCCATTCCCGTAAACGTCAAAGTATAACCGTTTAAATCCCCTGGTTCTGTACCCATTCCGATAGTACCTGCAGTTAAATCCATTCCTCTTTTAAGTCCTGCAATTCGGTAGGTATTGTCACGCCCTCTAACAATAATATGCGGTCTGCCGTAAGCTAATAATTTAACTATTTTTTGGCTTGTCGCATCTTGTTTTTTAAGCGTGATAGTTAATTCTTGTTGAAAGAAAGTAGTACCATTGTTTCTATCTGTTGTGATAGTTTCTTGATAGCTGTTTGTTCCTTTTAACTCGAATTTGAAACAAGCTGTAACGTTTGCAATCGCTGTGATTAAATCAGTATTTGTAACATCGTAAGTAACATCAACCTCGGGGTTGAAATCCCCAAAGTTGATGAAATATGCTGCGTCTAATCCTGCAATTGAATCTTTACAAACTTCTAATCTTCCGTTGGCTAAGTCGCAACTCATAAGTTCTTAGTTTACAGAGTTAGTAACGTTGTATGTAACGATATCCTCAACGATTCCGTATTGAACACCTGCCGTCATTCTCATAACGATTCTGATGTTTTGGTCACCAATAGTTTCCGAAGTATCAATGATTCTAACTTCTTGTGAATCGTTCATTAAACCAGTTCCGAACACTAAATTTTCTTTAGTTGTTGCAATCATTGTAGATGCAGGAAGTCCCGGTGCGTGTGCTAATTTAACACCTTCGAAAGGTAGGATAGCACCACCGTTAAACCACATTGAACCTTTACCGTCAATACCATTCGCTCCTAAGTTAGTAGCGAAACCACCTAATGCACGAACATACAATCTAAATACGTTTGTAGATACGTATATATGGAAATCTTCACGTGCTGAAACTGCTAATGGAGTAGCATCAAGTACTTTTCCAATTTCTGCAATTACGTTAGTTGATAATAAACCACCACCTACTAATGCAAGTTCTTGCGCTGAAGGTAAAGCAGGGTCTAAAGCTAACAAAGTTGTAAATCCGTCAAACTCTCCGTTGTTAGATGCAACACCTCTCCAAATGTTTACTTCGTTTTCAGAAGCTACCTTTTCAGCATATTGTGCCAATAAGAAGTCTGTAAACGATTTCGGCATTACGTCAAATGCTGAATAACCCATTTCGATTGCGTCCCAATCATTTCTATACGTGGTACGGCAAAGCTGTCTATTAACTTGTAACTCTTTCGGTTGGATTACTCTTTCTGTTAATGTAATCGTTCCTGCAGGGTTAAAGTCGCAAGATGCGTTAGATAAAAGTTTGTCAGTTGCAAGTCTTTTCATTACTGACTTAAACTTAACGTTTGGCATAATTGTAATTAAATTACTTGCCAAAGTTGGAGCAGGCAATAAAGCCGCCGCAATGTACTTACCTGCAAACTCGCCAGCGTAAGTAGTTGTAATTGATGTAGTTGTACTCATTTTATAATATTGTTTTAAATTAAACTGCTGTTAAAGTGATTGCTCCTGCTGAAACACCTGAACCGTTCACATACCAATTTGTACCGTCACAAACTAATTCTGCGAAGTCACCGATTGATTCTGCTGATGCTACGAAAGAAATTGTGTTTTCGTCAACTCCTGCTACGTGCGCTCCGTTAACTAATACGCTTCCCTCAATAACATTTGTAGCCGCTTTTACCGTCCAATCAGTAGTCGCAAATGCTAAACCTACGATAAACTTGAATCGTAAACCTGCTGATGTCGCTACTGCTGGAAGTGTGATTTGCGCTCCTGCTGCTGCTTTTAAGATAAATACTTTTCCGCTATCCTCTGCGGTCAAAGTTGTTGCGCCCGTTACGGCTTCAACGTTTGCCAACTGACGTTCTGTGTCGTTGGTTACTGCTAAATAAGTTGTGCTCATTTTATTGGTTTATAAATTTCATTACTAAATCTCTTGTGCTTTTAGGTGCTTCTACCTTTACTTTTTCCGTTGGCTCTGGATTGTGAACAATTGGTTTAGGCTCTTCCATTTGCGCTAACTGTGTTTTCAATGCTTCGTTTTCAGTTTTCAACGCTTCGTAT